TATGGATTATAAATTTTAGAATTATCAATTATTGAAACAACTGGTGCAACAAATGTTGGAGTAATATCTTCAATAACAACTTTCATACTTTCCTCTAATGCAACCACATCATCAAAAGAATTAAAATCTTCATCAGGAGTAATTCCTGAAACGTCTATAGCTTCTGGATCTATTGTATGAATATCAACTGTCTTTCCATTTTTATTTTTTTTATAAACACCAATAAAAAATCTATCTCTAATTTCGGCATCATGAAAGTTTTTTAATTTCGTACCAACTACAACTAATTGATCTTCAAAAACAACTGGCTCACTTGAGTTATAATAAAAAGCAACATGATCATCTAAATGAGAATTTGAATTAAATTTTATTGCTCTTACATCTGGTCTATATATTTCTCTTGGACATTTTACATCTGGTAAAGTTGCATCAGGAACTATCTCAGAAGCAAAAACTTGAAGTCTGTTATGTGATGATTGTTCAGTAGTGTCAGTAGATCCCCAGACTGTAACCATTAAATCATTAAAAAGAATTTCTGCTGGATCACATCCTAAAACTTTTGCATATTTAATTGCTGCATCTCTTGAAATATCTGCAGTACCTTTTAGGTGTCTCCACAAAGTAGTTTCATCAACACCAGCAAGATAAGCTAAATCTTTTTGTTTAATATCACTTTCAGAAAGTTTTTTATTTAATAGATAAGCTGGAGAAGAAATATCATAGATGTCATAACTAGCATGTTTATAAACACCTAAGTTTAACATTGATTTATTTTCACTTGGCTTATTTAATAAATGTGTCATCGTTCTTTGCCACTCTTCATTAAATCTTCCAGATAAAGTTAGACTAATTCTTGACGCTAGTTTGGCAGCAACTGAATATACTTCTTCAGAAGGTCCACTAATATTTCTTGTAATGATTTCTTTTTTATCGACTTGTTTATTTTTTCTTTTGTCGTAATAAAATTTAAATTCTACTTCCGCTCTGATTTCATCTTTTTGCAAAACCATTTCGATTTTTGGAATTTCTCTAGTGTCATGGAATGTTGAGTAAAGATTTCTATTTGTTAATCCTTTTGGTAGTTTTGGATCAAATATATCTTTTAAATTCATATATAGGCTTATATGAAAAAACTTGCATACTTGCAACTTTAATTTGTGGATAAGCAAAGATTTCTCTTGTTTATCTATTTTACTCGTTTATTGAGGTTTTTATGGTTAAAAAGGTCTATTTTAAAGGAGTTAAGTTCTCTGGTTATAGTTCGTGGCATCGCCAACAACACAATTTACTTGGATTTTCGGACATCGATCAGGTGTCAACGTGCAATTCTTGCTCAAAACCGTTGTTTTTAGCCGAAACTGTATTCAATAATGGTCAAGGTTGGAATAAAAAACACAAAGTAACCAAAAAACTAGCAGAAATGGCTGGAATACCAGCATATATCGTTTGGTATCAGCTTGTTGGAGAGATGATGATCCATCTGCACGTCAAAAAGATAGCTCCAGATTATAAGGATGGTTTTGCATCAGAGCCAGTAATGCTAGATCCTGATGAATGGCTACAGTTCCTGGAATACCAGCAAGTTAAACATTATCCAGATTGTCCAAACAAAGAATTATTCAAAAAAAAATTAAACGAAGATCAGAGAGCCAACAGGAGGAAAGCATTTGCGTCAATTCTATATAAGTGATCCTAAAATATTTGATCTTAAAATGTCAGCATTTGATTTCAAATTATATTCTTATCTTTGCAAGAACTATGATCTTAAAAGATTAACTCCGTATGTAAGAATGATTGATTGTGCGGACCACATGATTGTTCCATTGCCAAAAATAAAAGAAGCTCTGCAACGTCTGGCGCTTTTAAATATAGATTACAAACCGCTGATTACACATAATAATTTTACTTACTTTGATATGCCAAGATACAAAGCTTTTCTTGAAAGCATAAGGTTTACCAAGAACTATTCCAACAAAGGTTTTAACAAAGTAAAACAAAATATTTATACTTATCAAAACGGTAACTATGACAGCTGAGTTACAAATACAAAAAGAAGTCTTTGCGTTATCTAATATTATTAACTTGATAGACGAAGCTGCAAGAACTGAAAGATTTTTATCTGGTCCAAAACCGCCTATGGCTGCTAGTATGTATAATCTGTTAGAGACAACGTATATGCAAGGAGACTGGGCTTACTACGAAAAGAAATTACTAAAACTTAGAGCTACACCAAAACAAATAACTAGATGGGAGTTTGCTATAGAATGTTTAACCAGCATTGAGCAAGACATATCAGAAGATCCTATTCTTGATAGACAAATAATTTGGATGAAAGCACAACGTTTTAAGTGGACACAGATTGCAAAGCATTATGGTTTTACAAGACACCAAGTCAAAAATAGATATGAGAAAGTCCTAAGTAAGTTGTGTAATAAAATTAAAATAAATAATAAAAAGTATTGCAAACTTAACAGAATATTGTACTTAATTTGATATTCTTAAAATCTTTTTAAAAAAAATATCTCTCCTATAAATAAAATTAAAATATATTAATGGATTATCTATCCAGGCGTATTATAATCATAACTATGGAGCTTGTACTTAAAACCGTACTAGAACGGATTTAAAAAGTATAATTTTTTTTTCTCTTTTTTTTTTAATCCTAAAACCGTTTATGGCTGCAAGACACAAATACAGACTGCAATGTCAGACAATTAATAAACAGAATAAACTTCCTTGTAAGGCTTCTGGAATATTGATGAAGAATGGTAACATTAGATGCAGAATGCATGGTGGCTGGAGTACAGGACCTAAAACACCTGAAGGTAAAGCGAAAGCATTACTGAATTTAAAACAGAATAATAATGACCAAAAAACTAGAATTAACAGTACAGATAGCTGATGATATTGAGCGTATGTTGATGAATGGTACTCCTTTAACTACCATTTGCCAAAACAAAGATGCGCCAAGCTTATCTAAAGTTTATGACTGGATCAGATCCGATAAGGAATTTGCGGACAGAATACTGACTGCTCGTAAGATAGCAGCTCAAACATATCTTGATAAGATGATTACTGAATTAGAGAATGCTGACAACAAAAGCATTGCAGTAACAAGAGAGAAGTTAATTCATTATCGATGGATGGCTAGTAAGCTTGTTGCAATCTATGGAGACAAACAACAAGTCGAAATAGATCAGAAGGTTGAGATAACTTGGAATGATCCTGACGTTGATAAGACTTATGAGAATGAGATTAAGAATGTTTCAGAGTTGGGTAGCTAACACACAAACATAGTTCTCGCACACGACATGAGGTTCGAATGATTCTAATGTGCAGACAATATGTAGGAGTTAGTACCGATACCGTACAAGAATTTAAATAAGCTATTGTTTCTACCGTAGAGCGATTGCCTGACGTGCAATGTCGTTTACTTTTACAGCATTTGTTCAACGTTTTTTGCAGAGGACCATACCCCAAAAAGTAGCCGCCAGGTCCAATACATAAACTATCGGTAAGTTAAACAAACAGACGGACAGACAAACCTATGACTAAATATATTAAAGATAAATATAAGAATGTTACCGCCATCAGTTTCAAAGCATACGATAATGATTTGATTATTAATTTTTCAGGATTTGAAAACGAAGAAGATGTTGAGGACTTTTGCGAATTTGTCTTTAACAGAATTTATATGAGATCTAACTTTGGAGATAATCCACCAACGGTTCACTAAGTATGATGAATTTCATAAATGAATTAAGATTTAAAATAGAATGTCTTTGGCTTGATCATCCTTTGGTAATGATTTTTGCACTCGGATTTATATTAGGTGCAATTATATTTTAATGAAAATCCAAATTCCGTACACGCCACGAAAGCATCAGGCATACATACATCAAGAATTAGACAAGTACAGATACGCTGTGCTTTGCTGTCATAGAAGATTTGGCAAGACCGTTATGGTTTTGAACCATTTAATTCGTGCAGCCTTAACAAATAAAAATCATGCTCCAAGACTAGCTTACATTGCTCCAACTTATAAACAGGCAAAAAGCATCGCTTGGGATTACTTAAAATTTTATACTAAAAATATTCCAGGCACGAAATGGAACGAAAGTGAGTTAAGATGTGATTTAGTTAATGGCTCTAGGATAACCTTATTATCTTCAGAAAATTTTGACAGTATAAGAGGAATTTACTTAGACATGGTTGCAATCGATGAACTTGCTCAGGTTTCGCAAGGATTGATTGATGAGGTAATCACACCAGCTTTATCAGACAGAAAAGGCAAAATGTTTCTAATAGGTACGCCTAAAGGAATGAACAACATATTCTATGATTATTATAATAAAGCTCAGGCAGATCCTAAATGGTTTCTATATAAAGCTAAAGCTTCTCAAACAAACATTGTTGACGAAGATGAGCTAGACGCTGCTTTGTCCGTAATGGGTAAAGCTAAATTTGACCAAGAATATGAATGCTCATTTATTGGCAATATAGAAGGCTCTATCTATGGCGAACTAGTCCAGGATTTAGATGACGATGGTAAGATAGGATCTGTTCCTTATGATCCAAGTTTACCAGTAAATACTGCTTGGGATATTGGCTATAACGATAGTACCTCTATTATTTTTTTCCAACTGCTAAACCACCAGATTAATATCATTGAGACGTATGAGGATGATAACGAAGCGTTACCTCACTATATAAAATTTTTACAAGACAAAGATTACATTTATGACACTCACTATGGACCATTTGATTTGGACCAGACGGAGTTTAGTAACGGTAAAACAAGAAGAGAAATAGCAGCAGCTCTTGGAGTTAGATTTAGATTAGCGCCAAGACTAGCATTAGAAGATGGCATTCATGCGGTTAAGATGTTGTTGCCAAGATGCAGAATAGATAGTGATAACTGTTCGGATCTACTTTTATCTCTCAGACATTATCATAGAAAGTTTAATGATAAGGAAAGAATTTTTAAACCAAAACCCGTTCACGATTGGAGTTCACACATGATGGATGCTCTGAGATGTCTTGCAACTGGAATTGAAGAAAATAAAGCAACTAACAAAAACCTACAACGTATAGCCGATAGTAACTATCAAATTATATAAGGAGATAAAAAATGTACGGAAAAAGTAAACTAACAAAAAAACAAAAAACTTTACCTTCAGCATTAAAGAAAAAAATTATGAAGTCTAAGTCTAAAATGAAAAAGAAGAGATAATTATGGATTATACAAAAAATAAAAAAAAACCAATTATTGTTAAACTAAGTCCAGAGAATGAAAAAAATATCGGATATAGAATTGTAAATGTTGGTCCTGGTGGAAAAGAAACTGTCGTAAGACAACATAATTTTGTTTTAAATAAAAAGAGATAATCATGTCATTCATTGCTAGACTATTCATGCCGAAGATGCCTTCGATGCCAGTAATTAAATTTCCAGAACCAGCGGAAGTTCCTAATTACGATGATGAGCAAAGAAAGATTGATGCAGCAAGAGATGCAAAAGAAGCTGCAAGAAATAGAAAAGGAAGAAGATCAACAATACTAACTACATCAGCTGGATTAAATGAAATCGATGATGAAGAATTAAATCAAAAGACATTACTAGGAGGTAATTAAAATGGGCGGATTTGTAAGAAAATATATTCAAAGAAAACCAAAAATTTTTGAACAACTTCAAAAAACAGCAGTCAAACAAGCACCTAAAGGTCCAACTGCAGCTGAGATGGAAGAAGAAAGAATTAAAAAAGCTTCACTTGCTAATAAGCGAAGAGGAAGAAAAGCAACCATGCTTACTGGTTCATCTGGTTTAGAAGATCAGATTGCTTTAAGCAAAAAAAGTATGCTGGGGTAATCAATGGCTAAACGAGGATTATACGCAAACATCCATGCAAAGCGTAAAAGAATTAAAGCTGGATCTAAAGAGAAGATGAGAAAAGCTGGAGCTAAAGGCAGACCAACTGCTAAGCAATTTAGAAGAGCAGCTAAGACAGCAAAAAAAAGAAGATAGATGCAACCACAAGAATTAAGAAAACTAGCAGCAGATCTTAAAAATGATCTAGCTAGATTAGTTGAAAAAAGATCTAACTGGGAAATCCATTGGCAAGAAGTAGCTGATTATATGCTACCTAGAAAAGCTGATATTACGCTGGAAAGACCTAAAGGCGATAAAAGACATACAGTTATCTATGATGGTACTGCAATACATTCTTTAGAATTATTAGCTAGTTCATTACATGGAATGCTAACATCATCAGTTAATAGATGGTTTGCTTTAAGATTTAAAGAAACAGCAGTTAATGAGGATGATGAAGCTAGAGAATGGTTAGAAAATGTACTTGATAAAATGTACATAGCTATTTCAAGATCTAATTTTCAACAGGAGGTGTTTGAAACTTACTTCGATTTAATTGCCTTCGGTACTTCTTGTTTACAAATTGAAGAAGATAAAGACGACATCATACGGTTTTCATCAAGACATATAAAAGAAATTTATATTTCAGAAGATGCAAAAGGAATGGTTAATTGCATCTATAGAAGATTTAAGATGTCTGCTAAGGCAACTGTAGAAAAATTTGGTATAGATAATATTAGTCTTAAAACTTTAAATACATTTAAGAAAACTCCATTTGATGACATTGATTTAGTTCATGTTGTTAAACCGAGAGATATTTATAATCCACAAAAAATGGATCAGCAAAATATGCCATTCACTTCAATTTATTTTGAATATGATAGTGGACATATTATTTCTCAAGGTGGTTTTAAAGAATTTCCTTATGTAGTTCCAAGATACCTAAAAGCATCAAACGAATTATATGGAAGAAGTCCAGGCATGAATGCTTTACCAGATGTTAAAGTTTTAAATAAAATGGTTGAAGTTGGAATGAAGGCTGCACAAAAGCAAGTTGATCCACCTTTACTTGTACCTGATGACAGTATGTTAATGCCAATTAGAATGTCTCCAGGATCAATTAACTACTATAGAAGTGGAACACGTGACCGTATAGAAACATTAAACATTGGTGCAAACAATCCATTAGGTTTAAACATGGAAGAGCAAAGACGACAAGCTATTTCCCAAACGTTTCATGTAGATCAATTATTAATTACAGAAAATCGTAACATGACAGCAACAGAAGTTGTCCAACGTAACGAAGAGAAGATGAGAATACTTGGTCCAGTATTAGGAAGATTACAATCTGAATTACTACAGCCAATGATTATTAGAATTTTTAATATTATGCTTAGAAATAATTTATTACCTGAAGCTCCAGAGATTTTATTAAATCAAGAAATTGATGTTGAATATGTATCTCCAATGGCTCAAGCACAAAGAGGACAAGAGTTATCTTCTATTGTAAGAGGTTTAGAATTGTTTGGACAAATAGGTCAAGTAGCGCCAGTTAATGATTACATAGATCCTCAAGGATTAGTTAAACACTTAATTAAAATATTAGGACTACCAGCTAGAATGATTAGATCAGACAGCGAAGTAGAAGAGATTGCACAACAGAAAGCCGAAGCACAACAACAACAAATGCAAATGCAACAACAGATGGCTGAAAGCGAAATGGCTAGAAATGTAGCACCAGCAGTACAAGCGGTATCTAATGCAGAACGAGAACAGTAACAAAAAAATTAAAGATTTAATTAAACACTACAAAGCGACTTTTGGATCAGACGATGGCAAAGCAGTCATGGATGATCTTGAAAAAAGATGTTTCTACCACACATCAACATTTAGTAGGAACGAACCAAACGAAACCGCTTTTTTTGAAGGACAGAGAACAATTCTGTTATTTATAAAAAGCATGATCAATCATAAGGAGTAATCTATGGATCAGACAACTGAGCAAAATGCTCAACCTGATGTAACGCAGACAACTACTACGCTTACAGCAGAACCAACACAAACAACAGCAACGGAAACACCAGCTGTTGATTTTCAATCTTTAATTCCAGCGGAATATAAAGAAGAAAAGTCATTACAAAATTTTACTAAAATGGATGACTTTGTAAAATCATATCTACACTCACAGAAGATGGTAGGTTTAGATAAAATACCAGTACCCAATAAACACGCAACCGATGAAGATTGGAAGGAAGTCTATAAACGATTAGGTAGTCCAGAAGCTGCTGATGGTTATAAATATTCTTTACCAGAAGATCATGCTGTGCCTGAAGATACTTTAAAAAGTTTTTCTGAAGAAGCTGTTAAGTTAGGATTACTTCCTAATCAAGCAGATGGTATTATGAAGTATTATAATGAAGTTATCAATCAAGGTATGAATGAACAAAACATTCAAGCTGAAGAAGCTAGAACTAAAGCTGAACAAGAACTTAGAAATGAGTATGGTTCAACTTATGATAATAAAATAACTGGTGCTAAAAATTTAGCCACAGCTACTTTAGGTTCTGAGTTTTTAAATTCTACTATTTTACAAGATGGCAGTAAGCTTGGAGATAATCCACAAATCGTAAAAGCTTTTGCTCAACTTTCAGAAAAATTATCTGAAGATGATATTGTTAAAGGAGATACTACATCTTACTTAACAACTAATGAGATAACAAAACAAATTGCAGCATTACAACAAAAAGGCTCAGCATACTGGGATAAGAAACATCCAGCACATGCTGTAGCTGTTGAAGAAGTTGCAGCATTAATTCGTAAGAAGAATAACGAAGTAGATGCTTAACAGTTTTGCTTAACTTCGGTTTGGCAAATAAAATCAAAGACAATCCACAAGACCTTTGTTGACGTTAGGAAAGACTAACATCTGAATGATGTAAATTTCAGGAAGATCCGCAAGGATAATCATCCGTTTAAATAACACTTAAAATAACACACAGAGGAGGAACTTATTATGAGTTCACAAATAACAACTTCATTCGTTGAACAATATTCTTCGAATGTAACTTTACTGTCTCAACAAATGGGCAGTCATTTAAGAGCTTCTGTTGATGAGGAAAGTGTCGTTGGAAAAAATGCCTTTTTTGAACAAATAGACAGCACAGCTGCTGTTCTAAGAACTTCAAGACATGGCGATACTCCGCAAATCGATACACCGCATAGCAGAAGAAGAGTATCACTTGCTTCGTATGAATGGGGAGATCTTATTGATGATAGCGATAAAATTCGTGCATTAGTAGATCCGACTTCAGCTTACGCAAGAAATGCGGCAGCAGCAATGAATAGAGCAATGGATGATGTAATCATCACAGCTATGAATGCTTCTGCTTCAACTGGTGTAGCTGGTGGAACATCAACAGCTTTGCCTTCAACTCAAAAGTTCGCAACATCAAATCAATCAGATGGTTTAACTGTTGCTAAACTTTTAGCTGCGAAGAAAAACTTTGACAACAACAGCATAGATCCTTCAAGAAAAAGGTATCTAGTCTGTGGACCTCAACAAATTGCTGATCTATTAGCTGTTACAGAAGTAACATCTTCAGACTTCAATACTGTTAAGGCTCTAGCTCAAGGCGATATTAATTCGTTCTTAGGTTTTGAATTTATTATGTCAAATAGATTACCTTTGGATGCAACTAACACAGATGACAGACTTGTTTTTGCTTATACTGAAGATGCTATTAAATTAGCAATCGGTAAAGACATTAAAGCAAACATTTCTGAAAGAGCTGACAAATCTTACTCTACGCAAGTTTACTACTGCATGGATTTAGGAGCAGTTCGTATGGAAGAAAAAGCAATTTTTCAAATTCCATGTCATGAAGCATAATCAAATAGGAGTATATAATTATGGGAACTAAAAACACAGACTTAGTGGCTAACTTTGAAGCTAGTCCTCAAGTCCTTAATAATGCTGCTGAACTTCATGGTGTACTAAGAACTGCACATGGAACAGTAGAATTAGCTGCTGGTGATAGTGATGATAACGATATTGTTATGTTAGCACCTATTCCTTCTAATGCTGCTGTACCAAGTTTATTTATTGGTTCAGACAACTTAGGTGGATCGTGTACTTTCAATGTTGGAATATACACTTCAGCTGGCGTAGTTAAAGACGAAGATGTATTCGCAAGTTTAGTAGCTGATGCTGCTGCAATGGCGGATGTTCGTTTTGAAGCTGCAAACATAGATACTGCTGGTAAAAAAATGTATGAGTTAGCTGGAGATAGTACAGATCCAGGCGGTTACTACTACATCGCTGCTACAATGGCAGCTGATGGTCAAACTGCTGGAACTATGTCTTGGAACATTTCATACGTTGTAAACTAAGCAAATAGAATTGAGAGGCGTGGAAGCGAGAGTGGAAACGCCTCTTAATGTAATCATAAATGGCTAAAGCAATTTCAAGAAATAAAAGAAATTATAGACCAACCAAGTCTGGAGCTGGGATGACCAGACGTGGAGTAAAAGCTTATAGAAAAGCTAATCCTGGATCAAAATTAAAAACCGCAGTAACTGGTAAAGTTAAAAAAGGATCAGCTGCTGCAAAAAGAAGAAAATCATATTGTGCTAGATCAGCTGGTCAACTGAAAAGAAGTTCAGCAAAAACTAGAAATAATCCAAACTCAAGGATTAGACAAGCAAGACGAAGATGGAAATGTTAAAATGAAGTATCTTTTAATTTTATATGTTTGCAGTTATGCAACAGCAGAAACTAAATGTAATAACAGCAGTATTGTTGGAGCATTTAACGAATGGTCTGCTTGTATAAATCAAGGCTATAAACAATCACATTTCTTATTAAACGAACTTTACAAAGAAGATTTTGAAGATGAAAAATTAGCAATAAGATTTTCATGTGAAGAACAAGGAGAACAAACATAATGAAAAAAATAAAAAAATATTGGAATAGTAGAAGTACAAAAATTAAAATAGCTTCTGTTGCAATTATTGTAATTATTATAATTAGTGTAATTGTATAATGGCTAGTGTTGTAAATATGTGCAATAGTGCGCTCAACCTTTTGGGTGCTAGTACCATATCAGCATTAACTGACGATACTAAAAATGCCAGATTATGTAATCAAAGATATGAGCCAGTAAGAAATAGAGTATTTAGATCTCATGCTTGGAATTGTTTACACAAAAGAGTTCAACTTGCTCAAAATTCTACAGCTCCAGTAATAGAATATGATTATGCTTATTTGTTACCTAGTGATTGTCTAAGAGTATTAAAAATTCACAATGGAACTACAGATAGTATTCAAACAGCTTTAGATTATAAAATAGAAGGAAGAAATATCTTAACTGATATAGATACGATTTATTTAATTTATATTGCTTTAGATACAGATCCAAATAACTACGATACTTATTTAAGAGAAAGTATTTCACATCAATTAGCTGCCGATATTTGTTATGCAATAACTAACAATGCAACACTTGCTAATCAATATATGACTAGAGCAGATGAAAGATTAAGAGAAGCAAGATTTATTGATGCTACAGAAAATAGTTTAGGAACAGTTGAGGCAAATGAATTTACTGATGCGAGATTGTAATGCCAAGAACTACAGCAGCATTAAATAGTTTTGTATCAGGAGAATTTTCTGCCAAGATGGATGGTAGAACTGATTTTGAAAAATATGCTTCAGGCTGTAAAACATTAGAAAATATGTTGGTGCATCCTCAAGGTGCAGCAGCTAGAAGAGTAGGCACTCAGTTTATTGCAGAAGTTAAAACATCTTCTTTAAAAACAAGATTAATACCTTTTGAATTTTCTACAACTCAAACTTATGTTTTAGAATTTGGTAATACTTATATCCGAATGTTTAAGGATAAAGGTCAAATTACCGAAAGTGATGTAACTGTTTCTGGAATTACTAAAGCTAATCCAGCTGTGGTTACAGCAAGTAGTCATGGGTTTTCTAATGGCGACTTTGTAATATTATCTTCTGTTGTTGGAATGACAGAGGTTAATGGTAAAACTTTTAAAGTAGCTGACAAAACTACTAACACCTTTGAATTACAAGATGTTGATGGAACAGATATAAACTCTTCATCTTTTACAGCATATTCATCTGGTGGAGATGCTAATAGAATATATGAAATATCAAGTCCGTACTTAACAGCTGAACTATTTGAATTGAAGTTCGCTCAAAGTGCTGATGTTATGTATATCACTCATCCAAACCATGAAGTGATGAAGTTAAGTAGAACTGGGCATACATCATGGACATTAACTGAAGTTGAATTTACAGACGGACCTTATTTATCTGAAAACACTACAACAACTACTTTAACACCAGCTCAATCCGCAACTGGAACTGGAGTAAATATAACCGCTTCAGCTATAACTGGAATAAATGGTGGTGCTGGATTTCAAACAACTGATGTTGGAAGAATAATATCTTTCAATGGCGGTAAAGCTAAAATTACAGCTAGGACCAATACCACAGTTGTTGTTTGCACAATTACTACCGCTTTCACTAATACAAATGCAACAGCCTCTTTTAAGCTTGGAGCATTTTCAGATACAACTGGACATCCTTCTTGTGTATCATTCTTTGAACAAAGATTAGTATTTGCTGGAACTAGTGATGAGCCACAAACTTTGTATTTCTCTAAATCTGGAGATTACGAAAACATGACTACTGGTACAAACGCAGATGATGCTATGGTTTACACAATCGCTAGTAACCAGGTTAATAAAATTAGATATTTAAAAGCAGTAAGAACTTTATTGATAGGAACTACTGGAGGAGAGTTTACTGTATCAGCAGATGGAACAGATGCAGCAGTAACACCAACAAATATTCAGATTAGGAGACAGAGTTCTTTTGGTGCTGCTAATGTTGATGCTCAACCAGCTGGTAATGCAATATTATTTTTACAAAGAGCAAAAAGAAAAATTAGAGAACTAGCTTATAACTACGATACAGATGGTTATATCGCACCTGATCTTTGTATATTAAACGAAACTGTAACTGATAGTGGCGTTAATGAAATGGCTTATCAACAAGCACCAGATAGTATTTTGTGGGCTGTTAGAGATGATGGAGTTTTATCAGGATTAACTTATCAAAGAACTGATAATGTTGTTGCCTGGCACAGACACCTTATCGGAGGAAAAGCAGATACTACTAAAAATATTATTCAACAAGAAATTTCATTTACTGCAAATACAACAGTTGTTAATGGAACGAATAATACAATTACATTATCTTCTCATGGATTATCGACTAACGATCCAGTTTATTATTATGCTGCTGCTAATCCTATTACTGGAATAACCAGCGGTACACTTTATGATGTAATTGCTTCAGATAGTAATACTATTAAACTTGCTTCATC